GTATTTTATCGGCTTCTGGCTCAGCGACAGCTTCAATAATTGCTGAGTTTTCTAGCTCAAGATTTTCCCTTGCTTCTTCTGCATCATCAAGATCTGATAGGTTTTTAGCCGCCTTCAGACCGCCCTCTTTATCTTCGATGCCGTCCCGAAGCTCTTTAAGTAACGCGTTGGTTTTACCTCGATGCGGCGTTCCGGCAGATGGCACTGCCTCGTCGATTTGCTGGTTTGTCGGTAAATCAGCCATTTTTATACCTCACAATCATTCTGGTAATATCAGCCCAGTAGCCTGCGTAAACGGTGCGCTCAGATAAGCGCGGCATTGCATGGTGCAGCAGCGCATTAGGCACCGGATGCAAACCGGGCTGTGATTTCAGTTGCGCATCGCCTAGATACACGCCGCCATGGTTGGTGCGGTCTGAGCGGTACTGCATAAGGATCACATCACCGTAGCGCGGGCCATCGTGGACTTGCACAAAGCCGGCAGCCTCGAAATTGTCCAAATACAGTTCGCCATGCTGCGGCTTGTTCCACCAATCGTCGGGCCGCTCAAAGTCGGGAATCTCAATGCTAAGCTCACGCTGGTAGAAGTCACGAATAAGCGTGTAGCAGTCCAACACCCCATGATGAAAAAAGCGCCCAACTAGGGGCGCTTGATAGCCAGTAGGCTCAAATGAGTGCCAGCCTAGTACCCGCGGCTCATCATCCCCGGCGTCCTGGCCAACTGCAACAATGTGCCATGGCAAACCAGTAGCTTCACACGAAACTTTGTCAGCTTCGCTTGGTTTTGGCGGAATATCAATGTGAGAATGCACTACCGCCAGTATCTGCCCTTGGTCTTCGGCCGCCGCATAATCCTCGGGCGCCATCTTGAAATCCTGATCATGATCTGCCACGTTGCGACACGGTACATAGTGCTGTTTATTCCCCTTGGCTATTAAGAGCCCACAAGCTTCCCGCCTGTATTCAATGTATTCCTGTAACGCATGACGCTCGATGGAGCGTTTAATATAAGCTCGCATTATTTAATCCGGTCAGCACTGGGAAATCCACCAAATGGCAGTGGGCTGTTTTCTCCAAACCTTAACTTGCAATCAGATGTCCTTCCGCCGCACCGATCGAGGCTTGGATCATTTACCGGATTACCATCACGGTCGAACATTGCGGAACCTGTATAACCACAATAGCTGCCACGATATCCACCCTCAGGCCCGGCCATAGTCAACCAACCGCACAAGCCCGCGATGATCTGCCGTGCAGGCAATTGCACACCGTCAAACTGCAAAGGACTGGACAGCTCGAATGTCACCACCTCGGGCGTCTCGGACTTGCGACGAGATACGATCCACTGCTCATCTGGCAGATGCTCATTGGGGTCAGCGCCCGGATTACCATCGGGAAAATTAACCGCGTCCAGGTACTTCGCAAAGGTGCGCTTACGTGTAACTCTGGCACCGATCAGATCGTCCATGGCCAAGCACAGCGCCGTCACCACACCGGTAATTGGGTTGCCCTCGGCATCAACACCAATATTTCCTACTGCAAGTTCCGGCAAGGGCTGTTGGCCCTCCCCGGTGCGCTCGAAGTTACGGGCCTCAATGGCCCATGGGTGGTATTCATTGCCCTGCCACGTGATCACACCATCATTGTGGTTATGGTAACGCTCAAAGCTGCCACCCAGCGCAGTGCAGTCAATTTCGTACAGCGTAACTAGATTGCCGGGGACAAGCTTTTGTACGTCTTCAAATAGCATGATCAGCCCCAAGTTTGTTGTTTTGCTGCTGTATGTGGGTAGCCCAACGGCAGTTCCAGGGCGCATATGGGCCGCTTGGATCGATTCGGTCCAGTGTATGGCCCGCTGGACGCTCCCCCATGTCTGCTACAAAAGACTCAAAGGACCTTAACCATCTATCGCAAACATATATGCCGCGGCCCCCATACCATTTGTAGTTCTTGTTCGTCTTGCTGTAGCATCTATACTTCATTTGCTTCCACGTCCCCAACAGTTCCTCATCGCGCTTTTTTGAATTAAAAGACTCGCGGTGCGGTTTTTCTGTGCATCCGCAGGAGTATTTACCAGCCAGAAGATGGGCTCCGTAAATCACTAACTCAGACCCACAATCGCATCGACACCGCCAGCTGCCGCCACCATTTGGCGCAACGTTAGATAGAGATACGACGGATAAAAGCCCAAATTTGCGGCCGATCAAATTGTCTTTAGGCTCCTTTCCCAGACAGCCGCAAGAGCCGTACTTGCCGTTTAGCAGGCGGTATATATACACCTCAACTTCGCCGCCGCAATCGCAAGAACATAAAGCGCGCTTTTTCTGTTTCCCCACGACACGCACAACTGTCAACTTGCTGAATCGCCTCCCAATAATGCTCATGCTCACGTCAGTCATAATTAGCCTTTAACAAATTAGCGAATTCCACAAACATGCCTATGGCGCAAACCTCTGTGTAAATGTGGTCGATAGCGTATAAAGTCCGCCCCCCATGGCCAGCAAGTTGAACTCGCTCGCCTCGTACAGGCCCTGTTCACCGAGCGGCGGGGTCCATAGAAATGGCTTAAAGCCTTGGTGCTCACGTAGAAAATCACGGATTGGAACAATATATGATTTAGTGCCCCGAAACTGTACCGGCCAGCTCTCAGATTCGTTATTGATTCCATCGCCGACAGACTGTTTATATCCATCACCGAACCGCGCTGAATGCGTGCGGAAACTGTGCGTACCCTCAGGCTCAATGAGCGGGCACCAGGTAAACTCTTGATACGCCATCAAAAAGCCCCTTGCCTTGCTTGCCAAGCTACACCACCTTGACGTTGCGAATTAGCTTCAAGCTCACGATACTTAGCTTCAACATATCGCCCTATATCACGGGCAAAACTCTCATACCCTGCCGGGGCATTTACCTGTGCACCACCTTTATCGGACACGTTGACAGTGACATTAACGTCACCAGAACCAGACGCTGAAGCTGGTAACGGCGGCAACGACGGACGACCACCTAAACCGCCTGACGCATGGCCAGGGCCACGAATAGCACGACGCAGCGCATTGAAGCCCGCTTCGCCTCCAAGCGCTCGTATTTCTTCCTGGTTTAATACCCCTTCGCCTTTGTGGACAATGCCGGCTGGCTCATATTTGCCGCCGTGGCCCGTATAGCCGCCATCGGCGCCCGAGAACGTCCAGTCTACGCCCGGCGTTACGCCAGCAGGGGCAGTCTCAACTATCCCGCCACCCGAAAACCCCATCGACCGCATCAATGGCGCTAATATCATTGCCTGAATGGTCATGCGAATCATATCTTTAATAATGCTATTAGCAAGATCTCCAAATGAGGCCTTACCAGTCATAGCAAAATCAACAAGGGCATTTTCCATACCTTGGAACGCGTTGGTAACAACACCGCCCATGGACTTGTACAGGTTTTCAGCTTCTTCCACATAGTCACGAACGGCTTTAACTGCTCCCAGTCTCCAGTCTTCTTGAAGTTCCTTTTTTGCTATGTGATATGCGCGCACCATTTCGAGCTCGATTTCCAACGACTCTTTGATTTGCCCCAACTCGTCGTCAGATAGCCCCATAGGGGATGAGCGGCGTGTCTCTATGATGCTGCGATAACGATCCTCTACGCGGGCAAGCTCATCATTAAGCTCCCGCACGCTGTCGCTTTGACCAAAAGCTTCGAGGTCACGCATAAACTGACGCTGCGTGATAGATTGCTGTTCACGTAAATCTTTCAGAATGCGTTCTGTCTCAATCTGGCGGGTTGTGGCATCAATCTGTTGCGCCATATCAAGCGCTGCTTCTTTCTGCCAAGGAAGCAAATCACCATAGCGACCGCTTTGGATCTGCGCCAACATCTTTTCGTATTCAGTTTCTTTGCCTATTAGGCCCAGACGTTCGTTCATCTGAGCAAGCAGACGCTCGCCTTCGTCGATGCGGGTGCGGGTTTTTGGCGTCTTGTCTTCGTAGCGTTTTTCTATATCAGCAAGCGCTGCAGACTCTTGGTTCTGCAACTTAGCAATCAGGTCGTTACGCTCGTTTTCACTTAACGAGGCGTCAGAA